CGCCTGTGGCTGGATCTTTTTCTGGTCCTCCTGGAAGTCCTCCTACAGGTATAAATTCAGAAGTTCCTCCAGCAATCATAAATTGTGGGTTTCTAGCCATTTGAGATTCAATGTTTAATAATAAAGCGGAACCAATTTTTCTTCCACCCGTTTGTGCTTGAGTTATAAGAGATTTATCTGAAGCACCTATAACAAGACCGTCTCCAAGATTTTTACCAATTCTTATTCCTTCTTGAGATGGAGATTTAGCTTTTATTGCTTCGTTTGCAGCTCTTTCAATACTAGCATTAAGCCTTTGAAGTTTTGCTCTAACTTGGTTGGCTACTTGTTCATTTAAACTTGCATCATAAGCAGTTCCTGTACCTTGTGGCGAAATCATTCTTGAATAATAATTTCCTGTTGGAGCCAATCTTTGTTCCATTATGGTTTGAACCGCTGCTGGTTGATAGGCTTTTGCTCTTAAAAGTGGGTTTTTTGAAGCTAGTTTTGTATTTTTATCAAATTCTGCAAGACTTTGAAGTACAAGAGCTTGTTCTCTATTTAATGGTGGAAGACCTTCTTTAAATCTTTGAAGAGATGGTAGCAAATGTTCATTTAATTTAGCTTGTTCATCTAAACTGTTATAATAGTTATCAATTATTCTTTTTGATTCATCTTTTCTTGCAGAATTTTTTCTTAAATTCTCAATATAATTGTTTGGAGTTCCATATTCTGGTGCTAGATCTTCTGCATTAAAAGAATAAGGGTCTCCTTTATTTGTTTTTTTCAAATGAGCAGCTTGTAATGCGGTAACTTGAACAAGTTTTTTTTCTATTTCTTGTTCTGTTAATCCTGCATCTATAAGAATTTGTCTTGCAGCGTTTCTTGCAGCAATGGCTTCTTCTTCCATTGTATTCCAGGTCATATTTTTTGTTTGTTTATCAATTGCTGATACCGCAGAATATGGACCTGATCCATAGTAAGTTATGCCATTTGTAACAATTCCACCTAAGGCTCCTGCTCCGCCATTAAGTTGATGAAGAAGTGCTTTATGTTCTTGTGCAGCTTTTTTGTTTACAACAAATTCTCCAGGGGTAAGCATTGCTGGCTGAGTGTCATAGTCTCCCGTTCCAGGTACTGATCCACCTGTAGCAAATTTTAATGGTAATCTTCTTGATCCTTTAATTCTTGTTGTTGAAGCAACAGCCATTGCTTCTGCTTGTACAGTTGCTACGCCCACTCCACCTTGACTTGCCTTAGACATCAATGTAACCATTGACTCTAATTTAAGATTTAATTGATCAATTGCGGAAGCAAGAAGTTTTGTAGAATCAACCTCTTCAAGCATTCTTTGACTCATAAGTTCGGTTGCTTGAGAAGCAGCAATATTTTCTGCGGTAAGGAGTCCAGTTATTCCTTTAAGACCTGCACCTTCTGTACGCATATTTCTAAATAATGATATGCCCTTCATAATATATCCAAACAAGTTTCCAAACACACCTGTTAACATGATAAGAGGACCAGCTACTGCAACAAACCCAAGTATAAATCCAAGAAGATTTTTCATTGGACCAAGCTTGTCAAGCATTTTAACTATAGAATCTCCAAAATTAATAATCTTGGTAATTACTTTTGTGAACTGTTCGCCAATTGGAAGAAGGTCTGCCTTAAGAGATTCTACTGCTCTTTTATACTTTCCAGTAGTGGATTCTGTTTGAATTTTTAATTCTTGTTGAGCCATGCTTGCAAGTTGTCCGCTTGATGCTTGCATGAGACCAAATACTGTTTTGCTTTGAGTTCCCGCTTTATTTAAATTTTCTAGCAAGGCGCTGATTCTTGACATTTGAAATTTGCCAAACATTTTTTCAATTAATTGTTCTTTAGCAAGGGGTGAAAGATCTTTTAATTTTTGTTGAAGATCTACAAGCATATTTACGGGATTACCTTTATTATTCCCCGCTATTGATGCTACGTCAATTCCATAAGCTTTAAACGCTTCCCTAGCAGCCTTTGTTGGATTTATAATAGAAGCAAGTGCTGATTTAATAGCGTTAGCAGATTGAGCTGCTGGGACACCTGCTTCTTTCATTGCAACCATCATTGCAGCGGTATCTTTAAAAGATCCACCCATTTGTGCAACAATTGGACCAACCCTAGGGATGGCTTCTACTAAATCTTGAAGGCTGGTGGAAGTTTGGTTTTCTACTGCGTTAAGAAAGTTTACCGCTTCAGATAACTGTTGTGTATTTAATTTGTAAACGTTTTGAAGAGAAACAGTTGTTTGCATTGCTTGTTGTTTATCAAGTTCTCCCAAAGTGGCTAATCTTAAAGCTTCTCTGGTAGCATTTACAAGATCTAATCCTGTTTTTCCAGTAGCAGCCAAATCGGCAGCCATTTGTGCAGTTTCTTTAATTGGGGTTCCCCAAGATTTTGCTAATTCAGATGCAAGACCAGATATATCTTTTCTAATGGCAGAAAGTGCTGCTTGAGAGGGTTGTACAAGTCCTGTTCCATAAACTTTTTGCATTCTTGTAAGCTCTTGATCCATTTGTTGGAATACTTTTGAAGCAGCATTTCCAAACATAGTTAACGGAACAGTAAGACCTACTGTAAGCTGGCGACCTGCCCATTGAGTATTTTTACCCCAATTAATAAGAGAAGTGGCTCCACGATCAATTGCCATATTATATAATCTTTGTTGATTGGTAGCAATTTTTGCAGCATTGGTAGCTTGATTAATTATTGTAGGGGTATATACTGTTGCAAGACCACCCTTAAGTGGATCTTTTACAATTATTGAATTTTGTAATTTTGTTTGTTCTACTGCAAGGTTTCGCAAAGCACCTTGACTTTGAGTAGCCCCTTGATTAATTATTGAAAAATATTGTCTAAGCTTTAAATGACCAGCTTCAAGAGATTTACCAAATTTTTCTGTTTCAGATTGAAGTTGAACTTGTTTTGCAGTAAATGCTCCTGTAGAACGGAGGGCTGAATCAAACTCTTTGGTATATTGTTTTATTCTTGCTACATCTGTAGCATTTATTCCTACACCAGAAAAATTTTTATTAAGTGCAGCAACTTGTGCGTTGAGTTTAGCAAACTCTGATTGAACACTGCTGAAATTGCCCAGTGCAACAATCTGTAGTTCAATACGACTCAATCTTTACCCCTCCAAAGACATGAATCCAAGACCTTCATTGATCCCAAATCCTTCTTTCTTTGCTTGGAAATTTTGACTTAGATCTGAAACATCTTGAACTTCTTCTTCTTGTTTCTCTTGCATATCTATTCCATTTATTCCAGCCAAGAATACTCTTTCTCTATCTTCTTTATCCCTTACAGCCTTTATGGTTGTAAGCAATTCTTCTAAAGATAAGTTTGACTCCAGTTCATCATAATTTTTCCAATGACCTAGAAGAAAAACTTCGGACTCCAGGGCAGCTAAGTCTAATTCGTCCCAACTAGTGCTGCCCCCAGTAGGTTTGGGTCATTCAACTTCAAACCGCCTGCGATTTCCAAAATTTTCATCATGGTTGGTACTTCAATTACTTCTTCAAACTTATCTTTGTCTAAAGAAAGCTCTGGCTTTAAATATTCCAGGCAAACCATGGCAGCTTCAATAAAAACTTCCATAGCGTCATCTTCTGTTTGCGTTGCCTCGTTATCCATCTTTCTAATAACTGACATAAATTTTTTTAATGCTTTAATTGATAATGGTCTGAGAGTTAAAGACTCTCCATTTGATAGTTCGACATGCACGATGTCATATACTGTGGTTGGCAAAATTCCTCCTGTTGTCTTATAAAATTATACCAATTATTATAGCTAATACATAAAAAATAGCTAAACCCCCCCGAAGGGGGGCTTAACCAATATATTAAGTTTTTTTAGTTTGTTCCCCAAACACGGTCGATAACAACACCGTATTCAGCACCTGCATAAGATGACTTTGTATCATCTGGAAGGCAACGGAATGTAACTGGGAATACTGTTGCAGAATCACGCTTAAGGGCATGAGCTGTAGTATCAATGCTTACAACACGACGTGCCACATAGACACGCTCTTTATTGCGAAGATTTGAAGTATTTCCTGATACTGTAACTCCCGAAGCAGCAGCCGTATAAGAACGACCCGCTTGAAATGGAGCATTTCCAACAGCAATAAGAGCTCTTTCAACTGGAGCGTCTCCGAGAGCACCTGCAGCCATGTTAATGGTTGCACCTACTTCAGAGGTTACTGGAGTTGTTTGAACAATAGTTTGCACTGCTGTATTGGAATTAGCAACATAGTATGAGTCCATTTGTCCCCATGAAAGGTTCAGGTTTTCAAAAGTTCCTTCCGTAAGCTCGGTCTTCAAGATTACCTTAAGAGATTGCTTGAAAAGACGGGCAGCATCAAGAAGTTGATCAACCATCACCTCACCATAATTTGGTTCGTATGAAACGTCAAGTCCATTGTTTGTATATCCAGCCTCACGCCATTTTGCACTATTAATAAGTTGCACACGGGCGCTAGAGTCTGTTCCAAAAAGAGTTTGTAAATCAGATGTTTCTGTTGATGGGCGGTCAGAACCTGTACCATTGCTGATAAAGAGGTCTGCTGCACCCACAAGAATATTTTTTACGTTTGTAGCCATATTTTATTTTTTCACCTACCTTTGTTTTTTATAAAGTTGGCAAAAACTTACTTCCTCGTATATATACTATCATTAATTAATAATAAAACAAACTTAAGCGTAACGACCTGTAAGCATGTCTAAGTCTCTTGTGTAGGCATATAAGATGGAAATGTCTCCCACCATGAACCCGCCCTCGTTATCAAAAGCTTGGATTGGATCTGCATTCTCTACATAAAAATAATGATAATTAAATAAACTATCTTTGCCTACATAGGCATCGGCATCTTTGGCAGACTTGTCATATCTTCTGAATAAATCTATTAATAAGTTAATTATAGATTGTATTTGAGAAGCATTGGTAGATACTATACTTAATGAAATAACCTCTTCACAGATCCACCAGGCTTGTCCATAGGGTCTTACAGCTAAGTCATAGGTAATGTATGGCTTGCCTGGTAAAAGGTTGTTAAATTCTGGAACTTGCTGTGCTGGAATTATAGGGATCAATGGATCTATAAAGCCATCAGCATAATAATCTTGATCATTAAATAATTCTTTATCCAGCAATTCATTCCAGATCATGTCTCTTACCTGGTAAACTGCTGATTTTGTATAATCAGCCATTAAATAACCTCCAGCCCTTCTGCATACCTATTTGCTATATTAATTATAGTCTGTCTTGCTTGAGGAGCGCCATCGCCCTTTTTGTTTAGGCACAAAGCTACTTCTCTTTCAATTTGATTAAATATTCCTGATGATTGCATTACTGAAGCATAATTTTTTCTATACCACTCTAAGGAGAATTCTTTAAAAGCATTTTTTACCATTTTCCCACCTGGATTTAATATATTAACAACGGTTCCCTCTGGTACAAATTGAATACCATTTCTTCCCAGGAAAGCTAGGACCCTGGCTGCGTGAATATGTACTGGTTGACCATTTTCCATTACCTCTGCTTTGTTATAAAAAACATGTTTATTTTTAACTCTTTTCCCCGTTTTGCCTGCAACTTGCAAAGCTTTAGGAATAGGCACTGGACGTTTTGATCTTTTAAAATCAAGAGAAAGAATTAAACTTCCTCCTTGAACCTTCATTCTGCGAACAACAAACAATCTTGCCGTAGGAGATCCTACCTGACCCCATTCATAAATATGATGATATTTTTTAGGATTTGTTTGAGCCCTACGATCCATGGCAGTAACGAATCTTCTGCCCGTTATTGTAAAAGAAGCTTTAGCAATTGATTCTAGCGTTCTTGGCTTTGTTAATTCTTCTATGCCCAACATCTTATTATTTATTTCTTTGGTCAAATTTGTTATAGAAGTTTTATCAATTTTGAGTTGTATCATTGTATTGAACTGGCACCCTCTGTACTATTGTTTCGTAATAACTTATTTTGCCAAATGGATCAAGCACCGCGTGGGAAGAAAATATTTCAAAAAATGTATCTGGAGAATCAATCATATCCATCTCAACATATATCTGTTTGTTATCACTAGATCTTATATTTCCAATTCTCCAACGCTTACTGAGCGGTATAAGTGTTTTAAGTTTTAATTGAAGTTTTTCTTGATATCCACCCTGACCTGATTTATCAAATGATTTATTTTCAGATCTTGATGAAGAGTTTGTTTTTATTGGTTCTATTTTACAAATTACTGTATCGTTATAAACCCATTGCCTGTTTATAAATCCAGTATTAGAATCTTGAACATTTTGTTGAATATAAATATCAGATTTAATATTCATAACAGAAGCAATAAATGAAGGAAACATTAAATCACTACTATTCGAATATTACGATACAGGTCAAGAATATTGTCAACAATGACATTGCCTGTACCGTTGAAAGCCCCACCAGCCATTTCAAATGAAATTTCACTAAGGTCGACCTTCTTAAGATATTTATTTCTCCAATTGTAATCGTTTGTTAAAATATCATTTACTAAAAGCATCGAGGCAAGTTTAATATCCTCTGGTACAAACTTATAACCTATCTTGCCTTCAAATTTATATCTAGAATTATTTCTAAATCTTCCATAATACAATACTGTTGGGTCTACTTGATTGTCATATCTTGTATCCCAGCCTGGGTTAATAACTCTTACTGCTTTTTTTGTTTGTGTTAATTCAAGGTTAAAACCCATTGTGTTGTATGAAGGGTCAACGGTATTGTCAAAAACAAGCAGATCGTTTTCCCAAACTTTATCAATAGTTTGCATTACTTCTACGAGTTCAATAGCATCTCCACCACGACCAAATTCTTCTTGAGTTGAATATCTCAAGCCAAAATCTTGATTTGTATATCCAATAATGATTGTTCTTGCAAGTTTTTCTGCATTAACAATATCTGTTTGTCTAATATAATTAGGATCATTGGGAGAAAGACCCCATCCAAAAAAATCTGCTATATCGTCTGCATGAGCATATGGAGTGTCTACCCGATAATAATCAACCTGTGTGGCTGCATAACCATCAATAGTATATGACCATGTAACTTTAAGCACACGATTTAACAGAGTTTCCGTTGCAGGATCTGCAATTAAATAATAAGCTCCCGTAGGATTTTCAGAGACATCTACCCTTACAAAAGCATTGTCGCTTGAAAGTTCTTCTTCTGTATCCGCATCTGACACCACGTATGTGGGGGTATTATCTGCGGGTGTAAGAACTCCATTCTTATATACATTAAGAATTAATTCTTCTTGCGAATTGCGAACAAGCGTTTGCAATTAATATTCCTCCTATTTTTTAAGAATAAAAATTTTGAGCTTCTCTAGGTGTTGCTACCCTAAATCCTTCATCGGTATCAAAAACTTTTTGAGCAACATCTTCTGGCATTGCAACAAATGGATGATTTTGTGTAAACGTGTAACCCATTGTTTGATATGAAAAATTATCTCTTTCCATCTTTACCAAAATAGTATTCTTGGGGTTCAAAATTTCCTTCTCTTTCTTTTTGTCAATTTTTATTTCTACAGTCTCTGCACCTGCAAACTTAGCATAAGATTCGTAGGTGACACCCTCTTCTTCAAGGGATGCAATAATTTCTTTCTTCGTTTTAATGTTTTCGATATCTACACCAAAAGAACCCGCAAGTTCCTTAAGTTCAGAAATTTTCATTGTGTCAAAAGACATAAACTTCCTCTCGTTCATTTAAATTATACCAGAAAAACAATAAGGAGGGAGATTTTACTCTCCCTCCTTATCGATCACAAACTAAAGATTAGTATGTGTAGGTTCCATCTCCACCAGTGACGTTAGCACCGTGTGTAGTAGATCCAAGAGCTGCGCCTGCAGTTCCTGAAACCTTGACGTTCTTAACGATGACATGTGCGTCATAGTTTTCAACAGCGCATCCAACGCGGATGAAGAGTGTATATTCGATTGTATCCTTCTTTGGTTGGAACAAACGATAAACAACAACATCACGCTTGATACCAATGATGAAGTTCTGTGGGAACGTCAAATGCAGATCACCGTGTAACCCTGAAGGGCTTGCGTATGTTCCTGCAAGTGTTTCGTCCATCAACGGAACGTTAATCACTGGAATGCCGAATGCAAATGGAGTAGTAGTACCAGGTCCACCATCATTTGCAGCCACATCACCACGGATAACACCAGAGGCGATATCAAATGGAGTAGAGGTTGTAGAGGTTGACAGGTTGTACAAATAATCTTGAACCAAATTCGATCCCGAGAAGAATCGAAGTTGATTACGACGTTGCTTGTACTTACGTGGCATTGCCTTGATAGCAGCGTTGAAAACGTTTCTGTCAAGTCCTGCACCTGCTGCGTCAACAACGTGTGCATTGTCAATAGCAAGCTTGCGGAAACCCTTGAATGCTGACATCAAGCCAGTGCTGGTTCCAACACCATTGATGAGAACATCTTCAATGTCATTTCCAGCTTGAGTTGCCATTAAGCGTGCAATGTGATCTTCGAGATCTGCTCCTTCAATATTGTCTTCAAGAGACTCAGAAGAAAGCTCCCAATCAAGACGAAGCTTACGTGTTGTAAGCGATACCTTGGAGAATGTAGCACCTGTTGCTTGGAATGACGAACCATTCTCGTTATCGTAAGTGCCGTTGGCACCTACATAATCACGAGGGCTGTCTTCTTGTGCAACTGTCATAATTCTCTGACCCACGGAAACACGATCAATTTCTGTTGTGTTGGAGCGCATACGGATTGTACGAGCTGCCTTCGCAAGAATTGTTGCATCCCACATGTAATCAAGGAAACGATTAGCTTGATCTGGATAAAGAAGACCATTACCGCTAAGCGTAGCAGTATCTGCAGAAGCGTTAACTCCGTCAGATCCGATATTTGTTGTATCAATTACTTTTTGTAAAAGTGTATTACTCATTATATTATTTCACCTACCTTTCTTATTTAGAGGTCGCGTACACCGAGGAAGTGTCCTTGCCAAATGCTTTTTTGTATTTTTGTTTCTTCTGTAGCTCCCGAAAGATCTCCAGACTTCTTAACTGCGGTTGCTGATTCATAGTTACCGACACGAGTATCAAGATAATTAATCTGCCCGTACATTTCTGTAATAGTCTTGTTTAATTCAGCATGCTTCTCAACAATTTCATCAATAGACTTCTTCATTTCCGCTCTGGTTTCCTCAACCATGCGGTAAACGTCTTGAACTGTTGCAGCTTGTGTAGCGTAATTCTTTTCGATTGTCTCACCAAAGAAGTTCTTGAGGTCGTTAACCATTTTTGTGAAATCAAGATCATCTGCCTCAACTTCAGAAACTGTTACTGCTTTCTCAACTGTTTCGTCTTCTGTAACTGTCTCGTCTACTTCTTGTGGAGTTACTTCGTCAGCCTGAGTAGCCTCAACTACCTCATGGCTTGTTTCTTCTGCCATTGTATTACCTCCTTTTGTGATTTTTTTCTTACCCACTTGATCTGGATATAGATTTATTGTGTCTTTCGAGTCGATAACACCAGCATCGCCCTCGCGTGTAGTAGCCTCATGTGTGGGACCAGGAGCATCATCTTTTTCAAGATATGCATCTACAACTTTATTTATTGAATCAAATTTATTAGTATCAGTCTGCTCAATCCAACCAATGGAAGACATTGTGTCTCCACAAACAATGCAATCTTTTGCTGCATCTATTGAGCTGGAAGCTATCTGATCATTCTTGCACCAGAATACATTTTCTGTAACAGTGTCTGCAATCATTCCCTTAAAGATTGATCCGCCATCTGTTTTTTGAATGGAAAAAATATTAGCCAGGGGGTTTGCTGGCGAGTCTACTAGACTCAGCTCGTGCAAATCATAGTCATGGATAACTCTACGATCTTCCCCTGACCCGTCATTTGCTTTTTCCATTTTAGAGTCAACAATGTTGCCACCAATAGAAAAACCAGTAAGGGTTCCATCAAGGACCTTTTCCCAAGTATCCTGAGCACCCTTTGAGACGTATGCAGTTACATAAACTCCGTTATAAGTTTTATTGCTTTCCTTATCAAGAAAAGAATCATAGTTAAACGAGAGCATTTTACCAACCGCTACTGGTTGATGCATTTCACGAATGTTTCCACGAAATCTTTCAAAAGCTTTTTTGCTGGCGTCTGAAGTTACAATATCGCCATGACGATCAATATTGTCTAGTGATGCGAACCCAGAGACTGTTCTTTTCTCCTTGTTTACCTTTGCAATTGGAAATGACAACTGCATGGAGTGTTCGCTGTTTTGCCAATGCGCTTTTTGAATATTCATATCTAATTTAAATAATATCAACAATTATAGATAAATCAAAATAAAAGTGTGATATTATTTCTGTTTTCTTCCTTCTCCTTGCGGATTTCTGGCTGTTCCCATTTTGTCTGAAGCATTAACTGTTCTCTTTTGATCTCTTGCCCGTGAGCCTCTTGCTTGTGCTCCCGCCTCAGCAACCTGCTGTGGCTTTAATTCAAGGGGATCATCTCCACCTTCAATTGGAGCAAGACCCTTGCGAGAGCGTACTTCATTTGGAAGAATAACCTTGTCCTTAAGATAAGCATCATCAATACGACTTTGCGTTTCTTCATCAACAAGAGAAAGCTCTTCAAAGCGAAGCTCAAACATGTCCGTAAAATCCTTAATTACTTTATTAACCTTATATTCTAGGACTTCCTGCATCGGACGACACACTTGCTCTTTAAACGTCTTATCAGCGTCTTTAGCGTTTGCTAAGGACACATCTGCAGGCATTCCTATCTTAGAAATTGGAACACGGTGAGCAAGTAAAATACGATCTCTATTCTCAACTGAATAGTTACGGAAAGATGAGTCTTGAATTCCCGCTTCAATTGGCTCCATCTTAAATTCTACGCGAGATTGTTCACCATCGCTTGGAAGTGGAATATAAAGGGTTCTATGATTTTTTCCACGCAAACCAGTTTGAAAAAATTCAAGAAGCTTGCGTTCGGAATCATTGGTAAGCTTTGCTCCCTTTACTGTAATAATGTAACGAGGAACAGCCTTGTTCTCAAAGTAATCAAGATTAAATCTTGAAGCAAACTCATCACCAGCAATTGCATTTTTTGCAGAAAGAATATTTGGAATTCCATAATAAGTATTTGTTGGAGTGTAAAGCTTGAAATGAAGAATTTCATTTGGTTGTGGATCTGTGCCAATTTGATCTGGAGTTTCTGTATCTCCAAAGTTTCTAAAAAATGTATAACGGTTATATACTACTTGAACAAACCCATCTCTATGGCGACGAATTCTCATAGTTGTAGTAGGAACATGACCAATATAACCAATTTTTCCAGCGTTTGTACGACCAATTTCAAGATAAGCATTTCCCGTACATTCTAGATCTGTATAAATCTTTTTCATGGTGTCTAGAAAAGAGTCATCGGAATTCATTGACTCTAGGTAGTCTCTTAGCTCTACCTTTGCTCGTTCAATTCTTAATCTAAGATTGTCTAGGTTCTTTGCATTATCCATTGCTGCTTGAACCTTTTCAGTTACCTTACGAGTCTCTTCAAAACGATATCCCAGACCAACTACGTTGGCAACCTTAGCATTAACTGCTGAATGGTGATATGGAGAAATCTCAAACAACTGAGATAAATAAAGTACGTTGTATGGAGGCTGCACAATTTGAAAAAGAGAATATCCTGTAAGATCAAGTGGATCAAGCTTCTTAGACTTGGCATCATCATGACCTGTAAAAGACTTTTGCATTCTATTTACTTTACGACGAAAAGTTGAACTAAGCCCGTCAATCTTAGAAAGCTCATCCCATGTCTGTGAAAATGGATCATCAAACTTTTGCAAAGAAGGTTGCTTTAATTCAAAATCCATTTCTGAATAAATTTTAATATCGCCATCTGCATCATCATCCATAACTGACAATCTATTATCCATTACACCAACCCCATTTTTCTTTTTTGTTTAAAGTCTTCTACGAATGCTGGTGTATCCCACATGTCTGGGACTAACCCCCAGTCAAGTCTTTGCTTTTGCTCTAAAAGTTCATCGTCAGTGATCTGTCTGTGTCCCGAAAAAAACACTGGCTTTCCTTCGTCAATTCCATAATGCTTGGCTGTATCTTTAAGTCTTTTAATTTGACGGATATCTCCCTTTCGAGCAGGGATACTTAAGTAGTTGCCATTCTCATCGCAAACTAAAGATTCGTTTGGCATTTGCCAAAGATAGAGACCATAGCTGACCTCTTCAACCTCTGTAACTTTCATTCTGGACATATTGTATAAATACCATTTCTTTCGTTGAACTACTATAAATTGTACACTAAAGTGACAAAAACACTAAATTATGGTCGTGTTGATGCGTTTTGATATGAGTGAATAGCACTTCCAGCATTATAATCTGTAGAAATTCCAGAATATTCTGCAATGGTTCCAATTGTATTTGATTCATTTACTATCTCTGTAAAGCTGGTAAGATAAGAAATGTATCTGTCTTTAGCATCATCTGCTGACAATTGATTTGGATAAATAGCAAAATATCCATAAGTTCCTATTGCATAGTTTTCAAGATTTGTATCTGAATTAATAAAAACATTATTAATGTTTTTATTTTCATAATATACACATATTATATGATAAGGCTCGTCTATAATAAGTGTTCTTGGATTTGTGTATAAATCTAAACCATTTACATATACATATAAAAATACGTTGCCTATATCCTGTGATAACTCTAATGTGTCTTTGTCAAATCTTAAATATTCTCCAGTAACACTGTTGTTTACTATATATTGATTTTGACTATCTTCGTTAATCCCGTCTGGTCTAAACCAGAACTCCAGTGTTTGAAATCCCGTTGTAGGAATTGTTGACATCATTACTGCTGTATTTCCATTATCAATTTTAATTCCAAAATTATTAGAACGAGATAAAATATTAAATTTATTAGATCTTAAATTATAGGTATGAAGAAGACTGGACCCTTCCTCATAATAGGGTTTAATTATATAATTTTTAGAATCAGATAAAACATCAATATTTTTATATATTGATATATTAAAATTATCAATTCTTGGTTGATATAAAGAAGATAAGTCATTAGATAAAATAGTTATTCTTACTTTAACGTCAGATGCTGGAGCCCCCGTTTGTGAAAATTCAGGAATTTGTCCTCCATTTTTAACAACATGCCAATCTCCATTTAATTCTGTTTGTACTTGAACACAAACGCTTTGCATATGACTTGATAACAAATATTGATTATTTGTTGTTGTTGCAGTATTCCAAGAAAGCTTGCTTCCAGCTATGCCGTAGAATAAAGAGGCAGGAATTGAATAGTTCCAGGTACCTTTTGCTCTTACAACATTATCTGTAAATGATAAAACAAGATTATCTTCATATGAAACAATTGCTTCATAATAAGAATTTGAATCAATATAAGAATTAAAAATATCTAAATCGTCTGTCATATAAGTAGTATTATTTAAATATAATTTTGTAGTTGTTGCTGAAAAATTTGGGAATACGTTTCCAGAGGCGCTGCCACCACTATCTATATATATGTTTACAAAGTTATTTTTTACTGAAAAAAATATAGGAGTGGTTCCTGACGCTGCTTCTGTTTGTAAAAGAAGTACATCTGAATTGTTTGCATAAGTATAATATAACCCTAGACTTTCGTCCTCAGTTTTAGCAAGATAAACAAATTCTGAATCATCATTACCAGTAATCTTAAATATTATATTATCTTCAATGGGATCATCTAAATATACGGGCAAGGCGTCCCAGTCCACTATAGTAGACATAGAAAAATTATTTAATGAAATATAATTTAATAAATCATTAAATGCATAATCAAAACTTCCTGAATCTACATACATTGCACTTGATTTTTTATGTGTTAGCCCATTGTCAATTGTGTATAGGTTATTTATAATCCCGTCTTTAAATGATCTATCTGTATCAAATGATTTTTCATACCACTTCATGCTTGGATTTTCTTGAATATCAAAAAAATCTCCATCGGTTTGCTTTACATAAGACTGTGGCTTGGCGTCTCCAAAACCCCAAATCATGTGAGATCTTATTTGATTTTGTGACAAAGTATAATTATAAAAAGCTAGGGAGCTAAGTATGATTGGATTGTTTGGTGGCACAAAACTAAAATGTATATTGTTTTTATCTTCAAAATCTGTTTCAAATTGAAATGTAGAGGGCAGGGTAAAAGATTCTCCAGCTATTCCATTAATTGATATAGAAATTGTCCTATTAGAATAAGAAGCAAATACGTGAAGTTGAGATTCTGTAGACTTTATTTGCTTACTAGCCGTTCCAACTATTATATTTCCTGAATAAATATTAAATGATATAACATCGTTAACTCTATATATATCTCCTATGTTTGCAGATATACTTGAATTTCCTATGGCGAGAAGACCTTGAACGGTATCAGTGTTGCTTGACGGAATAGAAAACCATAACTCTATACCAAAAGATAGTTCTTCTGTTCCTTTTACAAAAGCATTATATTCATTATTTATATAGGCATCTGTATCTAGGTCTACATAAAACCCCTTAACCTCTACATATTCGTTAGTATCTAGGTCTTTGTATGTAGAGGTATTAAGAGGTAATATGTCTGTATAGGTTGGGGCGGAATTAAAAACAAGACTATTACCTCTGCCTGTAAGGTCGCTGGTTGTATCTAAACTCCAAAAACCCAATGGCTTATCAGCTAAAACTTTTTTAATATATGACATATATACTATTATACAGTTTTATTAGCTATTAACAACATCTTCATATAAAACAACTTTTCCATTTTCAACATAAAGCATGTTTCTTGGATTTTCATAATCACAACGAGCTTTTTCAATTTCATTCCATTTAAATGCTCCACGCTCTTGTTGATTTTTAAGCCATTCTTCAGTTCCTGCAAATGGAGTCATTATAAAGTTTCTAATAAAATATTTTTGACCATTGGTTATATTGGTAACTCCATGATAATAGGGTTTTCTTGATGGAAATACTAAAATTTCTCCAGCTTTTGGCTTATAACTTACAACATCTCCATCAATATAAAACTCTACACTTCCGCCATCATAATCATCATTAATATATGTTGTACAAGTAATAAAAAATTTGTTTCCTGGCATGTCTTTTTCAGATTCAATAAAATCTGTATGATATTGCATGGCTAAATTATTACTCATAGATTTTACATTATCTTTATATTTAGAAAAAGAAGATGATGCAAGATCGGCTCCTGGGGGTAGCTCAATATTATTAATATAAATATAATGATCAATTGCTTTTCCATATGCTTCAATTACTCTATCAGACAAATACTTTTCATCATCATATCTTTGATTATATTCTACTCCTAAGGCTTTTTCTTCATTTATATTCTTTGATTGACTGTAAGTTCCAAAATGCGCCCAATCATCCCATTTTTTTAAATAATATTTTCCATTAGCATCGGCTTCTGATTTTTTCATAATTTCATAAAGCTTTGATACATCTGGAAGTAATCCTGTATATAAATGTATTTTTGGATAAAGTTCTGTATATGTTAAATCATTAGTATTCATTATTCATATTCCTCTAGTGAAAATTCTCCTAAAATAAAATATTTATTTCCAGATTTTATTTCATGAGATTGATGTTTAAATGGTTTATAAGTAGGAAATATTAATACGCTTCCTTGCTCTGGTTTAATTTTTATATTATGATCTGGAAATTCTATCTCTCCACCTTCATAATCATCATTTATATAAATTAATATTGTAAATGTTTTTTTAATTGAATCTTCATAAGAATCAAAATGTGGACCCATTGATTGACCAGGAAAATATTTATTTATAGAAAAACTTTTTCTAATATAAAATTTTTCAATTTCTTTTGCTTTTGTATAATTTTTTGTACAAAGATATTGTGATTCAAAAATATTATTAATTAAATATAAAAGTTTTTTATCTAGATTTTCATTTCCTGATAAAGTAGATCTTAATATATGTTTTTTTTGACCATAAATATTTTTGCTATCATTACTTGCACTCCAATTATTCCATTTTTCAATATATGGATAAGATAATTCATTTTTATCCATTTCTTCTAATAATTCAATATATTGTTTTGGACAATTAAAAGAATTTTTAAAATAAAAAATTGAATCATTATCTAAAGCTTCAAATTCATGATACATTTTGATGTTCTCCGTAAGGTGTCAATCTAATTCCTTTTTCTTTTAAATCTTCCCATTCTTTAAACTGATCAGCCTGTTGAGCCCTAACTCCAGCAATTTCCAAAGCCCAAGCATCTTGAAGTTCTTGACTATATTCTGATTCAGCATAATCCCAGAAAGATCCTATTGTATACCTATCTCCTTTTGAAACAACTTTAACTTCGTGTTCATTTTCATGTCCGCCTGCAAATGCAGCAAACATTCCAGCTTTTGGTTTAAAGCAAATTGGATGATCTTTAAAATTAAGTTCGCCACCTTCAAAATCATCATTTAAATATAAAAATGAAGCAATTTTACTTCTTTCAAAAGCATTATATTTACCATTTGTACTATTATCTGAATGAAAACTTGCAAAAGCTCCTTCTATCCATTTTTGTGCATGATAACTAACTTCTTTTACTGGTCTTTGCATTGCTTCTTCAGTAACTTCTTGAAATTTCTTTTTTAATTGCATAAAATAATCTTTTGATAAATTGAATAATAATAAATCTTCATCTTCATCTTCAAAACCAAATGCATAAGATTCATAAAAAGAAATAGGCATCCATTGAAGTTTTTGATTTTCTATTCTATAATTCCAATAATTTATTATATTTTTACATTCTTCTAAAGAAATAAAATTTTCATAAACAACTATATCATCTTTGTAAACAATTTTATTCATTTTTTTCCTTATGTTTTTTAATGGTCCAAAAAAAAGGAGATGTATATCTTGTTCCTTGTAAAACTGGTCTTACACCATGAATGTAATTCATATCACCTGGAAAAAAATATGCTGCTCTTTTCTTTGGTTTAAACTCTATACCTTGAAGAGGAAAATATAATTCTCCACCTTCATAATCATCATTTATATAAAATATAGAAGCTATGTCGTACCAGGGGAATGCGTTTGGTGTTCCAGCATCTGGACCTTCATGTAATTCTTTATCTGCATGAGGTTCTTGTCTATCTCCAATATTCCATCTTACTATTGCTGGTGTTGTAGCTTCACAATCAATATTAAAAAAATCACTTACTTCATTTTTTAATCTGGCAAACATTTCGTAAATAATATCTACAACTTTTTGATTTGTTTTTTGTAATGTATGTAATGTTGCTACTCTGTCCATCCAAGGATTGGCATCGTATATTACGGTCCCATTTTCATTTTTTTTAGTTATAGTAAAATCCCATGAAGTATTATTTTTAGCAAAATCAAATAAGATATCATGTTCTTCTTCGGTCATAAAATTTTCTAATTCTACAATCATATTTTCTGAATTTCCAAAAAATCCTGAAGGTGTATTAGAGACATGATCCGAATTTTCTAAATTAGTTGGAATTCTATTTTCTTCAATCATTTATACTTCCTTCTTGACCAAAAATATTTTTTATAAACATCTCCGCCAGGTTTTCTAAATTCTTTAGAAGATTCTGCAAATCTATTAATTATTTCTTCTTGATTATGTATTTTCAATTCTGATTCCCAATCTTCTCTTTTAAAAGGAATAATTTGAACAAATGGTGTTCCCGCTGGTATTAAACCTTTAAAATTTTTTTGTAAAAAAAATGGCATTAATCCTGGAGTTTTTAACTTGTCATTATCAATGATACCAGAAACTGTCATAAATGGAAGATCGTATCTATTTACTGGATTTAAGTATATAGCACTATACCCATCTGGGAGTTCTGGGGACCAGGATGGGTACCAATGAAATGGAGACTCTATATATCCATTTGGAACAATAAAACCTGGCATAGGAGGTCTTGTTGCACAAAAATCTTCATATCCTTCGGGAGATTTTACTTTCATTATTCCATTTTTTTCATAAAAAAATAAATCACAGGGTGTTTTTATTACATATCCACTAATAAAAAAATCTAAAATTGCAGGACAAGCCTTAAATGAAGGCATTTTTTCTCCATCATAATTTAATGCATATTCTTCTGTGTTTGGATTTTTTATATATTTATCTGCTTCAGAGTACCATTTTGGAATTACTTTGTAAGTAGATTCTGGATAATAATCTTTTATGTGTAAATTGTATTCTCTATTAGAATGAAAAATTATTTTATTCATATTTATTTATGGTTTCTAATCTTATTGCTTTAACTTCATGAGATCCTATTTTATTTCCTTTGTGATCTGTTGCATTTCTATAAAAATTTCCCCACATTCCTTTTTTATTTAATTCAACTAAAGTTTCGGAATATTTAAAAGAATTTTTAAAAGAATCTGTTGGAATTTTGTCACTATTATAAATATTAATTTTTGAATTTTGTAAATAAGAAAGAGATATTGGCATCAAAGCAATAATTGGTGTATTTGCTTTTAATACTATTTCTTCATTTGCTTTTGTAACTCTTGCAGCACAAGGAAATTCTCCTCTAAAAAATCCAGTGCTTATGAGTGTTGTAAAAGGAATTATTCCTTCAGTAAACATATTTGGAATTGGCATTGCTAACATGCTTACATTTTCTTCTGTAATAAACATTAAACCTGTTTTAAAACTTATTGAAGCATTTTCTCTTTCTGTATAAGCAAATTCATGTCCTTCTATTAATTGAACATGATTTCCATTTGACTGATTAATACCGTCCCATTTAAATACAATATCTCCTGGAAAGGAAATTCCCCATCCCAGCCCGTTTGTAAGAGTTAATGGAAAACAATTATATGCATGTTTATCAAATGTGCTATCCATCCAATCTCTTTTAATTGGAAGTTGTTTAATATTGGCTGTGATATTGTTAATTTTATAAACATTTATATTATACATTTTTTATATTTTCAATATTAAAATTAAAACTATTAACTTCATGAGATCCTATTTTATTTCCTTTGTGATCAATAGCTTTTATATACCAATCTGAAGTTTTATTATTATCTTCTCCATATTTTTTAAGGGATAAGGCATATTCTTTTGTATTGTGTGGGTAAAATAAATCTTTAAAATTATTTATTTTATCAAAACAATAATAATCAAGTTTAGTATTTTGAAATTGTAAAATTGAAATTGGCAATATGCTAGCTACTGGAGTGTTTGCTTTTATTTCAATTATTGAATTTTTTTTTGTTATTTTATTAACTACATGGGTTGCTCCAGTAAAAAATGAAGTTGCTAATATTGTTGTAAAAGATTGTATTCCTTCAATAAAATAATTTGGAGCAGGCATTATTAAACAGCTGACTCCTTCTTCTGTTTTAAATAATGTTTTTGTATTAAAAGCTATTGTTCCAAGACCTCTGTCAACATAACAAAATTCTTCTCCTGAATAAAATTTAATTTTAGATTTAGATTTATTTGCTTCTCCATTCCATTCAAAAATAATATCTTCTGGAAATGAAATTGAAAATCCTAACTTATTTGCAAGAGTTAAGGGAAAACATTTATAAGCTCCATGATCCATATGCTCAGACATCCATTCTCTTTTTACAGAAAAAGGTTCTATATTAGCACATTTTTTTTCCATTTGATATGCTTTTAAATTATACATAATTTTATTTATTCATAATTCCATTATGAAATTCTGGTGTATGTGCATTTTCATTATAATCAAGCATTGTAACTATAGAATATTTTGTTCCTTTTTTAACTGGCATTGCTCTATGAGAAAACAAATAAGTTGATGGGAAAATATATAAATCACCAGCCTTTGGTTTAAATGAAATTCCAAGTCTACCAAAACTTAATTCTCCACCTTCATAATCATCATTTATATAAGCTACTAATGAAACAGTACAGTAATACGACCATCCGTGATCTGCATGTTCTTGAAAATGTTGTCCAGGACCATATTTAATTACATTCATAGCTTCCCAATATTTCATTTCAATATTATACATATTGCAATAATCATTTACTGCATTTATTTTTGCATTATATGCATCTTGCCATATTTCATCTACTACTGGTCTTGGATTTTCTAATAATTTTTTAATTTTAAAATCTACGCAATCTCTATATTCTGGCATTTTTTGTTTATATCCTACATATGCTTCTTGCCATTCAAGATTGTTTTCATTAATATAATTTTCTATTCTTTGTACTAAATTTAATTCTTTTTTTAAAATATTTCTGTACACCCAGATCCCAGGAAACAGTTGTTCTTTTTCTAATTGGGCAGGTAATATTTGACTATTCATATACTGCTCTTTCTCTTAATTACATTATATTTTTTTATATAGGATATAATGACTATATGACAATTATACCAGATAATATTAAGCTTGAATATCATATGGACAAAGTAAAAGATTATTTAAATTTTGAAAAATTTGACAAAGAATATGGAATTGATACTGCTACTAACGGGTTTTTAGATTTATGGAACATCTCTAATAATGAATCTGTTTATCCTGATTGGGAAAAAAATGATAACTTATATCCAGGTTCTAACGGTTATCAAACTGCTGCCATAAAGCATCTTAATAAAATTAACGAAATTTTATATAAACTTATATCAAATATTAATGAATATTCATTTATTGATGTAGGATGTGGAAAAGGCAAGGTTATTATTAATAATATTATTAAAGATGCATTATATAAAAAAAATATTGGAATAGAAATTGATAAAAATTTATGTGATATTTCTATAAATAATTTAAATATTATAAAAAATAAATTTAATATAAATAATGTTGAAATTTATAATAAAAATATATTAGATTATAATTGTATTAAAGAACCATCAATATATTTCTTTTTTAATCCATTTAACAATTATATTTATAAAAAATTTTTAATAAAAAATAAAAAACAATTTTTAGAATATCCTACTATAATTGTTCAAATCTATCCTTTTTATCCAACTCTTGGAGAAAATACTGATTTTATTGAATTTCCAATAGAAGAAAACATGCAATTTAAAAAAATATATAATGAAAAATATATTTTAATATATTCTTCTTAAAAATATTTTAATATATAGCTTTCCATGCTCCAGCTACTCTTACAAAACCTGCGTTTCCTGCAACTCCTGAAGCTGGACCTGCTTTTTTCCAAGCTCCAGCAACTCTTACATAAACTGAAATAGCGGTTGCTCTTTTCCAAACTCCTCCAACTCTAACCCAATACCCACTATTTGCTGGTGGAAAATAAGGTGGACTAAAAAATGCTGGTGGAAAAAACGGTGGAAAAAACGGTGGACCAAAAAATGCTGGTGGACTAAAAAATGCTGGTGGACTAAAAAATGCTGGTGGAAAAAACGGTGGAAAAAACGGTGGACTAAAAAATGCTGGTGGACTAAAAAATGCTGGTGGAAAAAATGGAGGTGAAAAATAAGCTTTTGGCGTACGCTTATTATTTTTAACGCTTGAAATTTTTATATTTTTCTTTACACTTTTTCTCATGATTATCTTTCTATTACGGAGTATAAACTATTACAATGTCGCCATCTGATGCGCTATATGGATTTAAAGTGCTATTAAAATTTGCAGTAGTATCAATAAAAATTGTACGAATTGGAATATTTAATGTGCTTCCCAGGGAAACAGCTCCATATGATTTAATAACTGATTGAGTTGATCCACCAGCTGCTGATCCTGTTCCTTGAATTGTAACAGAAGAATTTGTTAAAGATGCATTAGCAATAGCTGATAATGTATTAGTTGATCCTGAAATTGATTTATTTGTTAAAGTGTCTGTGGTTGCTTTTCCTACCAGCGTGTCTGTTGCTGCTGGAAGTGTGACTACGCTTGTTCCCGCAACTGCTGGAGCAGAAATGGTTACTGTTCCAGATGTAGATCCATCAAGATCAATACTGGTTTTTGGTTTAAAACTTTTCTCTGCCATTTATTATTTCTCCTTATTCTATTTTTCTATTATAACATTACTTTTTGTAATTTCACAGTAGCATTAGTTCCTGAAGCATCTGTAATTGTTACTGTAAGTATCATATTTGTAGAAGATACTGAAGCTGCTACTGCAATTCCCGTCATCTTTCCACCAGTTTCAATAATTGCAAATTCATTAGAATCAACAGAAGTTCCATCTGTTTGAACCATAATTTGAGAGCTTCTTACTTTGGATCCTTGCTTAATTGAAAGTACGTATCTAATTGTTGTAAATCCGCTCAGGGCTGTTGTATCAACAGTGGTAGCTGTATTAAGAGATACGGTTGTTGCTGCTGCTGAGGTACCGATGGTCTTGTTTGTAAGGGTATCTGTAGTTGCTTTACCAACTAAAGTATCGGTAGCATCTGGAAGCGTAAGAGTCTTTGCTGTAGTAAATGCTGAAGTAAGTGTTCCAGTAATACCCGTTGTTCCAGTTACGTCAATATTAAGTTTCTTTGTAGCATCAGATACATCTACAAAGTATGTAGTAGAATCTGACAAAGATTTGTTTGTAAGGGTTTGAGTATCTGTTGTTCCAAGAATTGTTCCTGAAGGAACAGCTTTACCAAGAACTTGAGTTGATGTAAGTACATCAGTTCCATTAATTTTATATGTTTTACCTGTGGCAACATCAACATTTTCTGAATGGAGGAATGATGCTGTTGATGAATACCAGTTAATAGTTTTATCTGTAGCACCCTTAATTGTAATACCCGCACCATTTGCAGTAACATCTGTAGGGCTTGCAACTTTTGCAATTTCAATATTTGAATCTGCTACAGCAAGGGTAGATGAGTTAACTGTTGTGGTTGTTCCGCTTACCGTTAGATTTCCATTAATAGTAATTGTGCTATTTGAATTTCCTAGATTTATAGCATTTACGCCTGTTCCTGCGGTAGCAATATTTATTGTTCCTGTAGTAAGACCAGCTCCAATTGCCATTGTTCCAGTAGTAATGTTAGGAAATAATGAAGTTGCAGTTCCAGCTGCGGAAGCAGCACTTATACTATCAATTACTGGAGTAGTTAATGTTAATCCTGCAATTGTAGTTACTGTTGTTCCAGAAGATATAAGTGTTGATCCAATTGTTGGAGCGCTATAACCAGAAACTGATGCCCATGATAAAGTTCCAGCTCCATCATTGGTAAGATATTTACCTGAATTTGAAGTTTGTGAAGGAAGCAATGCTGTTGCTGCTGTCATTGCAGTTGTAGCACCAGTTCCACCTGCTGCTATTGGCAAAGTTCCAGCGGTCATGGTATTTGTTCCATTTCCATAAACTGCTTGATTAGCTGATATGGATGTAATTCCAGTTCCTCCTTGAGCAACTTGAATATAACCAATAGGAGTTACATATCTATAATCAAGTGTAACTCCTCCTCCTATTGTTCCTGAAGTAACTGTGCCTAAAGTAGTAATATTTGTAGAGCCAGCCCATGTTGAAAGGGCTGTATTTTCTACATTTCCAATACCAATTGATGTTCTGTGTGTTGAAGCTGATTCAGCAGATACTGTATTGTCGGCATTATATTTAGGAAAAGTAATTGCACTTGGATTTGTTTGTGTAAAAATGTTTGAACCAAGTGTAGTAGCACCCAGATTGGTACGAGCTGTAGAGGCATCTGTGGCACCCGTTCCACCTTTGTTTACGGCTATTGTTGTTCCAGACCATGTACCAGATGTTATAGTTCCAACTGTTGTAAGTGAAGAAGTTGTTACTCCAGATGCAAGGGTATCTCCTGAAAGTGTTCCCGCTGCTGCGGTGACAGTAATTGCTGCAGAGCCATCAAATGATACTCCATTAATATTCCTTGCTGTAGCAAGTTTTGTTGCTGTATCAGCATTACCTGTAAGTGCTCCAGTAAATCCTGTAGAAGTAACGCTTGTCAATCCAGCTAAAGTTGTAGCAGAAGAACCTAAGTTTATGTCAGTTGTTCCAACTGTTACTTTAGAATTTGTAAGTCCTGCATTTGGAATTGTTGCAACACTTGATATGACTCCACCTGAAGTTGTTGCTACATATCCAGCGGTTGAAAGTGGAAGAGTTACGGTTCCTGTAAAGGTTGGAGAGGCAATGGGGGCTTTTTGACCAACTAATGTTGCAAGGGAAGAAGCTGTTGACTCATCTGCAATAATTAAATCACTAAGTTCTTTAAGGGTGTCATACGCTGCTCCAGCGCCATTAATTAAATTATCTACAGCAGTTTTAACAAACTCTGTAGTTGCAACTTGAGTATTGTTTGTTGCAGAAACTGCTGTGGGGGCTGATGGGGTACCAGTAAAGGTTGGAGATGCAAGAGGAGCTTTTAAATCAAGTGCAGATTGTGTGGCTGTTGATATTGGTTTATTTGCATCTGAAGTATTATCTACGTTACCAAGACCTACGTGCGTTTTGGTTACGCCAGAAACAGTGCCAGTAAAAGTTGGAGAAGCTATGGGTGCATATGTTGAAGATGCAGTTGAAGAGGCTAATTTAGAATCAATTTGTGTTTGAATTGCAGAGGTAACACCATCAAGATATCCAATTTCAGTATCAGAAACATCGGTTACTCTAGCTTGAATTGTTGATGTATTTACAGAAATTGCTCCAGTCGAGTCATTATATGAAAGACCAGTTCCTAGGTTATCTCCTATTGCATCTTGGGCTCTTTCATTTGTAAAATAAAGACCAGTACCTTCTGGAATATCTGTTGTAGTCAATAATCCCACAACGGTATCTGTATAATTTTCTGCGGTAGTTATTGCATTTGAAATATCTGTGGAAGTAGATGATTGATATGATCCAAAATCTGCAACATCTACTGGCGTATATCCAAGGGCATCGGTTACATCTGTATCTGAAAGAGATATACTTCCAGTTCTTGTGTTGAATGCTGTAACACCGCTATTTGATATAGCACCTGTGCTGTCATTATAAGAAAGTCCCGTTCCCAGGTTATCTCCTACGGCATCTTGAGCTCTTTCATTTGTAAAATAAAGGTTAGTTCCTTCTGCAATGTCTGTTGTAGTTTGATCATCAACATATTTCTTTGTTGCAGCATCATTGTCTGAAGAAGGGGCTGCAAGTCCTGTAATACTATTTGATCCCATTGCAATATTGCCAGACATTGTACCGCCAGCTTTTGGAAGCTTTGTTGCAATACTATTAGTTACTGTTGTAGCAAAATCTTTATCTGCTCCCAATGCATCTGATAATTCTTTAAGTGTATCAAGGGTTGATGGAGCACCATTAATAAGATTAGTAATTTGAGTATTTGTGTAAGTTTCTGCGTATGTTTTAGTTGCCAGCGCAGAAGTGTCTGCAATTCCATGAACACTTGTAGAAGCAGAGTTGTGGGTGCTTACAGCGTCATTTGCATAAGTTTTAGTTGCCAGAGCAGAAGTGTCTGCAATTCCATGAACACTTGTAGAAGCAGAGTTGTGGGTGCTTACTGCACCACTTGCTGCAGAGTCTGCGTATGTTTTAGTTGCAAGGGCTGAGGTGTCAGAAATTCCATGAACGCTTGTAGTTGCTGAATTATGAGTACTTACGGAAGTATCTGCGTATGTTTTAGTTGCAAGGGCTGAGGTGTCAGCAATTCCATGAACGCTTGTAGTTGCTGAATTATGATTGCTTACGGCTGTGGTTGCAAACCCTTCAGCATTATCTTGGGCTGTTCCTGCTGCTGCATCCGCATAAGTTGTTGTAGCTAATTCTGAGGTGTCAGCAATTCCATGAACGC